TATTTATATGTTAATGCAAGAAATGTTCTATATTATAGATAGTCAATATAAATATAGTCCAATTAGTACACACATGATAGCGAGTACAAATACAATCACAAAAAATAATGTGTTATTCAAAACGTCATTTCTAAATGACTTCGATATACTTTTATAATAATTATCCCTTGCCTTCCATGCCCTAATATTTCTTTCAATATCATCTTTTGTTATCTGTCCCATTTCTTCTATTTTTGGTTTTGAAGATTTCTCTTTCATCATTTCACTAAATACACTACTCGGTATAATAGCCTCTCTTTTATTGCACCCATCCAATAACCCTAACTGTGGGCCTTTTGCTATACCTCCTTTTGTAAAGTCTTTGCTGTGTTTCATCACTTAAACAATTCAAAATATACCTTGTTGTATTCCACCAAGTCAGTAACATAATAATTCGGGGTTTTAAATTCATCGTAACCGTTTTTATCTTTGTTCCATTGCTTATTAGGTATTATCTCTGGTTTTTTGTAGCCCTCCAAAATGTAGTTCTTTCCTCTTTTAACAAGGATGTCTACAGCCTTAATTATTGGCGATATGTCTTTAAGTACGCGGGCTTTCATTTCACTTTTTCCATTGCTTGGTAAATACATGAGTTAACTTGCTTGACGCTTAGCTTATCCTCGTCGTTCATCAACTCTTTAAAGGTACTAATAAGTAATAAGGCCATGTGCTTTTTGCCCTCCTTATATGCTTTCCGTTCGTTTCTTGATTTATGCGTATTCATTAGAATTTCCTTTTTTCGCTACCGGATAATATACGGGTTAACTGCTCTGAGTCTATAATAACATGACGCTGCCCAAAGAAAGACCTTATCATAAACCGAACAGCGTCAGCAGAAGAACACTCGCGTTGTTCAATGAATTCATTGAAGTCTGCCTTGTCTTGCCCGAATAACCTGGTGCACACCTGTTTATAATTTGTTTCTTCGCTCATGATATTTTATGTGGTTTACTGATTGTTTAAATATAAACAATATTTATTTAAATATAAATGAAATCGATATTTTTATGTTAAATCATAGATTGTATCAATGAAAATTTACCAAACGAAGACCTACAACCTGGAAATCAAGGACATTGACAAGGTGAAGGGGGTAGTAACTGGTTATTTTTCAAGATTTGGAAACGTTGATAGTGATAGAGATGTTATTGAAAAGGGTGCGTTTGCCAAAACGACTAAAGAATGGGGTCCTGAAGGGATAAACAGAATAAAACATCTTAAAAACCACAACCCAAACATTCAAATCGGAAAAATACAAGAATTAAAAGAGGATAACTTCGGGTTGTTCTTTGTCTCCCAAATGTCTAAGACCACAGCCGGTAAAGATGCATTGATTGAATATCAGGAAAAGCTAGTAAACGAGCATTCAATCGGATTTAAAACCATAAAGGACGATAAGTCCGGTGATGGATTCAATATCATAAAGGAGGTGCAATTATGGGAGGGGTCGGCGGTTACGTGGGGTGCTAACATGGATACTCCGCTAACATCGATAAAAAGCATAATCGACCCAGAAACAGTAGTCGATAGAATTGACAACCTTATAAAGTACATAAAGATAGGGGAGTTTTCTGACGAAAAACTATATAACGTAGAATTACAACTCACACAGCTTCAGAGCCTATATTCCGAACTTAAAGAGCCGGTGCCGTCCACTCAACAGAAAGAAATAGACATTGCAAGCATCTTTGATAAACATATTTTTAACAAATACGCCTAAAAATGGAAGAAAATAAGCAATTAGAAATAATTGAGCAGAAAATAAAGTCTTTCGGCGATAAGATTGAGGAGCAAATTAACGATCATGTTAACGCTATCAAATCTTCGTCAAAAGATGAGTACGAGGGTTACAAAAAAGAGCTAAAAGGCTCAATTACAGACCTAACTGAAAAGTACAACGCCCTTATTGATGAGAAGGACGGACTGATTACTAAAATGCAAGAGCAAATTGACCAACTTGAAGTAGATAATCAAAAGTTATCTGACAATGAGTTAGGTGTAAAAACATTTGAGCAGGTTTTCAAGGAAAAGACCGACGATTATGCTAAAATCAAACAGTTGTTTGGTGATGCAGATTCCAGAAAAAAAGCTTCTCTTGATTTTGACATTGACACCAAGGCCGTAGTTTTGGAGTCTACCAGTCTATCTGGTGCACTTGGAGTAATTGCTCCAGGTAGAAGGCCGGGTGTCCTGGTTAAGCCAGAAGAAGCAAATCACATACGTCAAATAATGAACGTAGGAAGTACTTCTTCTAACGTTTGGGCTTACACTCAGGAAAGTGCTTACACTGATTCCACCGCGCCAATTGCGGAGGGCACTTTGTTTCCGCAATCTGATTTCCAGCTTGAGATTGCTAGCCAGGCCGTTAAGAAGGTAGCTGCACATATGAAAATGTCAAATGAACTACTTGAGGATATTCCCGGTTTAATGACCTTTGTACAAGGTAGGATGACTACCAAGTACATGCTAGTTGAGGATAATCAGCTTCTTTTAGGTGATGGCACCGGTCAGAATTTCTCTGGTTTGTTTACGAATGCTACTGCTTTTGGTCCTACGTTGTTTAAAAACTCTTATGCTGGTAACAACAGTAGGGATACCGATGTATTAGCGCTTGCAATCAACCAAGCAAGGGTAACTACTGCCAACGGGTTATTTAATCCTGATATCGTGATTATGAACCCAACGGACGTAACTAGCCGACAACTTGAGAGAACGACTGACGGGTGGTATTTACTGCCAGATATCTACACCGATGGGGCAACGCCTGTTAAGGGTGTGAGAATTTTCCAGTCTACTATTATGACTCAAGGGTCTTACTTGGTGGGTGATTTCTCAAGAGGGTCGGAAATAATCGACCGTAGGTTATTGAACTTACAGGTGTCTACAGAAGACCAGGACGATTTTGTTAAAGATTTAGCGACTGTTAGACTAAGCTCTAGGCTCGCTTTACCAATATATTTTACAGGAGCCTTTGTAGGAGGTACTTTCGCTGCTGGCAAAGATTATCTTAACGCTTCTCCTGTCACACCTTAATCTATTATCAATATGGCTATATACGCTTTAAAACCCTTTATCGGCGACGTGATCGTCAACGATGGAAATCAAAAGAAAACCGTAACGAAGAAATTTGCTCCCGGAAACATAGTCAAGGGAGGAAAGGAAGAGGATAACACAATACGGAAGTCGAAAGGACTCATTGGAAGTAAGGAAGAATTTGAGGCCATTTATGGCAAGGATGGTGAGCGTCTTAAAATCGTAATGACACAACCGGATAAGAAAAGTGCAAAGGCTTGATAATAGCGAGATATTGTCGGAGGCAGGGTTTACTTTGCCTCCGACTTTGCCTATTACTGAGGCTGATCTAAAGCTTTTTGGGAAGATAGATATTGCAGACGATGATACAATCATTACAATGCTTGCCAGGTCAGCTACGGAAAAGGCACAACTATATACTAATCTTTGCTTTATCGATCAGCCTGTAGAGGTGTTTTATCAACAACATTTAAGTGAGATAGAACTGCCATACGGCCCTAATCAAGACACATTTGTTGTATCCCGTGTTGAAAACGGGGTCGAAACATCTTTAACACTCAACTCCGATTACTTTATTACTGGCAATAAGTTTAAGATATTGCTTATTAAGACGGTTGTTAGATCTTCAGGTTATTTAAATGTAGGACTAAAGGTAACTTATAACGCTGGCTACGGAGCCAATCCGGCTGATGTCCCCGATATAGCGAGAGAAGCTATTGCAAAGGCTGTGGCGACTAATTATTATAACCGGCAGAACACTAAGAAAGGAAGCTATACAATCCTTCCTAACAGTTCAAAAGTATTACTTGATCAAATTTCAAGAAACCCCGGATTTTAATGGATTCTGATAAATTCACAAAGAGACTTCAATTATTGGAAGATAGGAACGCCGTATCTGATGGGGCCGGAGGATTTGAGGGCAGTTTGGATGCCTCGTCAACTGATAACTATACAATAGTAACGACTACCTGGGCTAACATTGCCCCTATGAAAGGGCGTAGATCATTGGAGTACCAGAAAATTGTAAACGGGTATCCTAATATGATAACAATTAACTACAGAGATGATCTTGTAACTAGATTCACTGCCAGTGCTGAGATAAGCGAGGAATATTTATTCAGGTACACCGATAAGGCCGGAAGACAACACGATTACAAACCTCATTCTTTAATCAATGTCGATGAAGAAAATTGGTTTATTGAAATACTAGCAGTAGAGCAGAAATGATTACAATACAAATCGATTCCAGAGAATTAAATACAGCTATTGAGAATATTAATAAGCTTGAGGCAAAGATAAAAGGCCGGGTGCAAAAAGAGGTAGTTAATACAGCCGCAAGGATTGATAAGAAAGCAAAATTAAACACTCCTGTTATTACAGGACGCCTCAGGTCCTCTATTCATTTTGAAACCGAGCAAACCCCGTCATACAATTACTCAGACAATAAAGGCAACTCCTATGATGGTAAATTAGATGTCAGTATTGGACCATTCCAGGCATCTGTAGGCACAAATGTTGAGTATGCGATAATAGTCCATGAAGGGGGCAAAGGAAGATCGGCTAATAGGTTTTTATTCAATGCAGCGGAAAGCGAAAGACAAGGATTTAACCGCAGGACTATAAAAATTTTAAAGTCAGCTTAAAACCCTTCACACCCTTCACACACATATAAACGAAATCCGTCGAATGGTTTCGATCTTGGGTATCTTAGGTTATTAAGATTTTATTAAGCATATATTAATGCGAGATCCCAGTCTGATTATTAGGCAAAAGTACATTGACCTGTTAAGCGGTCAAGTATTATTAGGCGTCACCTCGGTGCCTGTAGTGGACAAGCCTTCCAAAGGCCAGAGATTTCCCTACATTATAATATCTCAACAAACTTCAAATGGTTCAGGTAATTCATGTAAGGACATATTCCGTCATGACACCACTATAATCTTTGACATAGTCACAGGGTTCAAGGGGGAATACGGAGGTAAAAAGCATTGCGATATTATAGGCGATAACCTACTAAAAAGAATCAACTGGTTTTCGGAAAACGCATTAGATCTAAGCCCGGATTTTAGAATGATATCCGCAGAGTTAGATAATATACTGACTTTACCCGCGGAGGTGGATGGGGACGAATACATACAACGAAAGACCATAACAATTCGGCATGAGGTCGAAGAATTGGTCAGTAACTAAAAAAACTATGATAGAGATTATCAACGGAAAAAAACATTTCAAGCTACCTCAGCCAAAGGAGGACTTAGCGGGGTGTAATGTCAGGCTTGAGAAGAAGAAGGAAATTGCCGGAAAAGTTCACCCGAAAGGATGGTGTCTTTGTGTTGATAATGAAACTGCTAATAGGTGGGTAAAATCAGGGGAGGCAAAGCTTTTTAAGTTAAAAGAATTGCGGGTTGAATCATCACCCATACTAGATAGTAAGGGGGAGAATATAGAAAAAGTAGTAGAAACTGAAAGTCAAACAAAAACTAAATAGATATGTCACTAACAGGAGCTTACTCTGGTAAATTAACTAAAGTGTTTAGGGGGGATGGAGCTACCCCAACAGAAGGATTTGTTGCCTTTGCGTGCTTAACGTCAAACTCGTTGAGTATTGTTGTGAACGCACTTCAGCAGGCTTGTAAGGATTCAGGAGCTTGGGACGAAGCCGCGCCCGACACGAAAAGTATGACCGTCCAATTAGAGATGTTAAGAAGGAATGACGTCACTATTGGGGTTGATGAAATATGGACTGATATTGACGCAGACACCTCAAGAAACTACCAAATTCATTCCGGTATTGTGGGGACTCCAAAATGGAACTTCAGCGGCTTCTTTAGTCAGTATGACGAAAATGATTCTGTAGGTGAGTTTGCCACAGCTTCAGCAACTTTAACAGTCGTAGGACAACCAACAAGAGACCTTGTTACATAATGCATAAGTATCGGAAATATTTCGAAGCGGAGATAGGAGGTAAGATCAGGCCTTTAAAGATGGGGACGAATACTACTGCTATGTATTGCGACCTTAGAGGTTGTACGCTTGCTGATTTCGAAGATCATTTCAGTGTTGAAAATATTAAGAATAACAACATAGTAGGAAATGAGTTCCGGGACTTGATTTATTGTGCTCTTAAAGACGGCGAAAGGTTTATGATTTCCAAGACAGATCCTAAGTATGAAATTAAGGGATTTACTCAGATGGATGTAGGTGACTGGATTGACGAATGGAGTAAAGTAGAGTCAAATAAATTCCTTGAAAAGTATTTAACCGTCATAAGCGAACATCTTGTAGAGGCGACTGAGGGCGAGGAACCAAAAAAAAAATAACGTGGGATTTTATATTCAACCAGGCTTTTGGTGAATTAGGTCTAGATCCCGATTTGTTTTGGTCTTTGAGTTGGGAAGAGTACTCTTTGTTAGCCAAAGCTTATTACAAAAAATCTTCTTCGCTTTATATCCAAAGGGAGACCCTTGCAAGGATGGTAAATGGTGTTCCGGTTGTGAAAATGAAAGACTTTGGAACTAAAAAAGGCAGTCAGATATTCCCGCTTGATGGCGAAAAAGATTACTTAAAAGATATGATGGATGAAATGAAGGTCGATATAGCTTTTAAGCCGGGGGTTGTATACATAGAAGGACAGGGATTTGTTGATAAATCAGAACTAAATGGCAAAAGTAGCTGAATTAAATGTAGAGATAGCTGCAAGATTCAATAAGCTTGACAGAGGACTAAGGGAGTCCAATAAGAAGATTGAGCGATTTGGATCAAAGGTTAAAAGTGTGGGCAGAAGCTTGGTTGGTGTTTTTGCGGGGGTAGCTATTTTAAACGGGCTTAGAAACTTAATCGTCAATTCTTCAAAGCTTGCAGCTGAGGCTGAGGGTGTTTCTGAGGCTTTTGACAGGTTGAATCAACCAGGGTTATTAAATGAGTTGCGAGATTCGACAAAAGGCACTGTCAGTGATCTTGAATTGATGAAAAAGGCAGTCCAGGCTAACAACTTCCAGATACCCGTTAAAAACTTAGGAAGCCTTTTTCAATTCGCAGCTAAAAGGGCACAACAAACCGGTGAAAGTGTTGAATTCTTAACTAACTCAATTGTGCTGGGTATTGGTAGAAAGTCTCCGCTTATTCTTGACAACTTAGGAATAAGCGCTGTTAGGCTGAGAAAGGAATTGAAAGGAACCGGCGTGGAGCTAACGACTGTTGGTGATATTGCGGCAGCGGTTGGGAAGATAGCTAGTGAAGAAATGGGAAAATCTGGAGACATAATTGAAACGACAAAAATAAAAACTGAACAATTGGGGGCTGCTTTTGAGAACTTACAAACAAGTGTTGGTAAATTAATTAATGAAGATGGGGGGGGGAGCGGATTTATAAAATTCCTTACAGGTCTTACAAACGGATTCAATGAGGTCATAACCGGGCTTGCTTTGGGATTTGACAGGCTTAATAGATTGTCTCCGTCTGAAAGAATAGAGGCTATAAAAAAGGAACTGGAAAAGCTAAGATCTTTGGGTCCTGGATTTGGGGACCAATCCGAAAATATTATTGAGTTAAGCAAAAGGCTCATACTGGCATATAGGGAGCTTGAGGAGCAGACCAAGAAAAACAATGACGAGAATAAGAGAAGTGTAGGGATAATTGCAGCCATCAAATCAGAAATACAACTTTTAAGCACCTTACAAGAAAACGCTACAAAGAAGGAACTTCCGGCTATCAATGCAAGGATTGAGGCACTAAAGCAAGAGTTATCTCTTTTAAAATTCATAGGGACCGAGGCGTCTAAGAGATCTCCTAATGTTTCACAGATACAGCCTGTTAGTAGTCTTGCACCATTGCAAATACAGCCTTTAAATGAAGACTTTATATCTGACAATATAAAATCTAAGCTAGACACCATAAAGAAAACGCTTAACGAGCTAGGGCAGCAAACATCCCTAGCCACCTCCAAAAATATTGCCTTTGGGAATCAGTATGATTTAGTCGCTCAAAAACTCTCATTGACAGAAAACGCAATTAACCAGTTGATAGAATCCGGGATAAGTCCGCAAAGTGAGGCTGTTGTTAATTTGCAAAACGAATACATAAGGCTTAACCAGCTTTACGACGAACAGCAAGATAAGATAAAGAATGCCTCAAGAGCATCTCAGGAGTTTGTGAGCCTTGCGCAGACAGGGCTGTCTACTATATTCAGCTTACTGGCAAGGAGCAATGAGGAATTGAGCAAGTTTGAAAAATTGCTTTCAAGCAGTGTTATAGGTGTCTTAAGTGCTGTTTTATCTGGAGGTAACCCGCTTATCGGATTAGCCAAAGGGTTTTTAGGGGGTGTAGGAAGCTTTGCCAGCGGCGGAGTTGCACTAGGCCCTCAATTAGCAGTCATAGGGGATAACCCAGGAAGAAAAGAGGCTATTATACCAAGTGAATTATTTGGTAAGATTGGCGGCGGTGATTCAGGTGGAAATGTAGAATTTACAATACACGGGAATGTATTAAAGGGGGTTTTAAAAAGACAAGATCAATTAGACAAAAGGGTAGGTAACGGATAATGGCGGTTCATATACTTGGTTCGATAACATTTAACGCTCAGAGAGACTACGGAGGGGTAATAGGTACTTATCCGGCGTTTTTGCCTTATGCGCTTGACTTTTCGATAAATGATGTCACAAAGAATATAACAGCCGCTATTAACACGGGCACCGCATTGGCTCCGGTTGACATTTCTACTTTACCCGCTCAGATATATTTATTTGAGGGAAGTACAAGTTATGCATCCATTACAGACAAAGGATTTAAACAATGTGAGGGAACAACTTTAAAAACTTATTTAAGAAAAATCCAAGACCCTTCGTCAGATGGATCGGGCACTATATTTCAAACCATAGACCACCCTTTTTGGAATCCCATATCTCAAGCAAATCATTTTGAATGCGCTGGTAATGTGTGTGATTTGGAGTTTGCAGGAGACCCATTAATTACCAAAGCAACGGGACAGTTACTAAGTGATGGGTCGGTTATAGTGAATGCTAACTCTTCGGCTACTCCGATTCTTTACGCTATCGGGTCGCTTGGTGAGCCAGAGGTAAATTTATCTTACCAATCCTCGAATGTTTTTTCTTCTTTATTTCCAGGGGAGTATACAATATTCTTAAGGGATGCACAAAACTGCAAAAGGGAAAAGAATATTGTAATAGGATTTCAGGGGTTACTTTATTCTAACATAAGGTATTTTGGTGAGTTCTTAGATAATAAAAACCAAAGGTATCGCATAGAGATTGAGGAAAAAGTCAATTCAGGATTAAGTGACGAACTTTGTTGGGGTGATGAAAGTACGCCTGTAAGCATAAGCATGGACGAAGATGAGAACATCTTCAAAAGAGTTAAAGGGTCTTGGGCGACTATCGAATTAGTTTCAAAGACTCATTTCGAGTATCTGGACGTGTTCAACAAGCCTGATAAATTCTACCGGGCTAAGTTTTATAAAGATCCTAACGGAGCGGACACACTTTTATTTACAGGATATTTAGTAACCGAACAATATGCAGAGGTTTTTAAAGACCCTCCTTACATATCTAATTTAGTGTTTTCAGACGGTCTTGGAGAGCTAGGGAGTGTCGATTTTAAAACGAATGACGAAGATATCACCGGTGTAGATAGTGATTTCAACACATTACTCACTGTGCTTAGAAAGCTGAATATTGATGCAAATGTACGCATATCGGTTAACTTAGAAATCAACGGCGTGACCCTTGGAGTTAATGATACTCCTTTACATAAGACCTTTAATGACGTAGAGGTTTACAAAGACAAAAGCTGTGAAAGCGTATTAAATGATTTAATGACATTTTACAACTCAAGAATACTTGTAGAGAACGGAATTTATTATATCATAAGGGTAAGTGAAAACGTCAGGCCATTTGATTACAAGGAATTTGATTTAAACGGTAGCTTCGTTGGATCCGGCACAGAGAATAACTACTTTATAATTGAGAGGCCTGAAGGGGATTTTGATAAAAACTATTACGTAAAGGTTTTTCCTGAGTTAAGACAGAAGTCTGCTTTTAAGAGTATTGAAATAACAAGACCATCACACGCAAGACCTAACGTGCTGGATAACGGCGATTTCGAAACAATTTTAAACAAAGGAACTATTTCTCAGAACTTACCTGGATGGACTCCATTTACTGATATAGCGGCGAGTACTACACTCCAAGTTCTGAACAAAATAGAGGGTTCTGGTAGTAATAACTATATAAAGTTAGAGGGCACGAGCGCAAGCTCTAAGGTGTTCTCAAGAGAATACAATATAGCTCACTACAAAGGAGATACTTTTAATTTCAGGTTTCGATATAATATAGGCGTCGCCAAAGGAGTTCCTTTTGCTAAAATTAAATGGCGGGTTACTTGGGGTAATCTGTATTTAAACAGTGCTGGGAAGTGGAATACGTTTACCGGCCTTGGTCCTACAACGGTGAACACGATATACGAGTCAAGTCATCAGACATGGCAGAGTTTTGAAATATCAAGCGAGTCAATAGATACCTTCGGAATAGGAATTCAAGGCAATTTGAAAGTTGAAATATTTACCCCTGACTTTGAAATCGACGGGACAATATCTTCTTTTGATCCTAATGACACAACAGGATTCAAAGAGGAAGATCAAGTAATTATAGACACAGAAGATCCCGTACCTAATATACCTTATCTTATAAGACGTGTTCGGTTTTATAAAAACGACGGAGATAAGTGGCGCGACCTTGGGGAAGAGTGGGAAGGAAGGATGGGGATAGTCAATACCGTAGAGTTTAACGGGCTAGATCTTCCTATATGGCAAGATCCTTATATGTATTTGGATGATGTATTCTTTGAGGTGTTCCCTAATGGAGAGCCTTTAAAGGTAGAGACAAGTACTAAGATGGAAAATGATGACTATTTCAACGAGTATTCAGAAGACTTTATAAGTGGCACGCTTCCCAGAGACTTTGACCCACTGCCAGGAGCACCACACCGAGGGGAGCAAGACAGGTTTTTATACGATTATTGGAAAAGGGACGAAAGCGGCGACCCTTTGTATCGATACAGGATAATAGGCGGTAACTATCTTCAGATGGAGGATTTAATCACCGAGGAAATAAAGGAAATGTATAAAGACAATTACTGGATTTTAACCGGTGAAATATTCTCTAAATCAAAGATGAATTTCATTAACGCAGTAGTTGACTTAATAAACCCTACAACCGATTTAGGCGGCGGAGATATACAAGGTAAAGTATATATGATAGCTGGATTGACTTGGGACGTTAAAAAATGTCTTCACAAATTCACCTTACACGAGGTTACCGAAACAGTGGTTAACGGTGGGGTGGTAACACCTCCATCTAAATTAGAATTTGATGCGTTTACAACAGGATTTACAACGGGATTTGAATCATAATGGCAATACTCACACCTACAGCTTTTTGGAATAAATGGGGATCAATAACAGGATTGTTCCTCGACAACACGACAAGACAAATATCAGAGTCGGACATGCGTGATTTTGTTACTGATATGCGTGATAGTATTCCTACGTGGTCTACCAGCAATATAAGTGACTATGCAGATTTGACAGCGCTATCCACTGCTATTCCAGATGGGTCTTCTGTTAAGATAGCCACCATCAGTAAAGGCGTTGCTTCCGCTGGTAATGTAGCGTTCTGGGATTCTGACGATAATATCTGGCGGGAAATTTCTGTAAGTGGGTCGATTGGGTTGGATGATCTTACCGACGTAACAAAAGGAGCGTCAGATGTTAATTCAAGCGCTACCATGCGGTTAATAGCCGACCCGAATAATGACGGTAATTATGTTATTATTGATTGGACGCCCCCGGTTGGGAGTGGATCCGCTTCACCGATAACAACAAAAGCAGACATAACCGTTGGAGACGACACAGGTACACCAATAAGAAAACAAGTAGGGACAAATGGACATGTGTTTAGGGGAAATAGTTCCAGGGTTGACGGGCTTGAATATGCCGCATTAACTAGCAACCCAGGATTAATTACCACAGGGGGAGCAATTCAACTTATTTCCAATAGTGCTGAATGGCTTAACAGAAGGATAGCAATGAATGATGTTGTTACTGGTATATCTGTAGACTCTACAGAATTTTTAAGACATATGACATTAGAATTTTCGTCTGGGGTTGTTAGGTCTGTTGAATTTGGCGCAGGGCATACATTTGATGGTTCTAACGATTATCTTACTAATTTTCCAATAGGAGCCAATGAGATCATAACGTGTATAGGATTTTATAACGGGTCTGTTTGGCGCTGGACCCGATCAGAAATAAAGGCTGAGGAAAGGGCGTTTGCCGCCGAAATCACATTTAATAGAAACGTAACCTATGACCCTGTTTTTGTTCAAGGGGTTGGAACCCTTGCGATTACAAGAGCATTATCGGGTAATTTCAATAATAAGCTTCATTCCTTAAAAATAACCACCAACGGAAACCCTATAACATTAGGTTCTGAGTTTGTTCAAGTTGTGGGAGATGTTAATTTTATGACCGCAAATCCTGGTACATATGATGTATTTTTTTATAACAAGAAGACACAAGGTATTGACGAGGTTTTAGTCAGTATTCCAAAGGCGCAATCAACCACAGACACAGCCGGACCATTGCTTGTTAGTGCAGAGGTTGGAAATATTGATGCAACATCTTTAATCCTCACTTATAACGAAAATTTAGATACCCTTAGCGTTCCGGCAGTCGGGGATTACGCACCAAATGACGGTGCGGTGAACCCGGCTACCAATGTTGCTGTAGTCGGTAATACTGTTGATATAACGTTAACCAACTCGATTACAAGCCTACAAACGGTAACGCTAGGATATACAGCCGGTGCTAACCCTATAAGGGACTCAGCACAAAATAATGCAGCAAATCTAGTAGGGCAGTCCGTCACAAATAACGTATCAGCAGATACTACAGATCCGGTTTGGGCAACGGTTAATTTTGAAATCGGAAACGAGTCAGATGTTATATTAGTGATGCCCGCTAATGAGGCTTTAAACCCTGCTAGCTCTGATGTATCACACTTTACTGTCAGGGTAGCCGCTGTAATAAGATCTATATCATCACTTGCTTTTGCCAACTCTGATACAGAGGTCAGGCTAACGCTTTCTAGTGCGGTAACGAATGGGCAAGCGGTTACTGTGACATATAATGGAAACGGGCAATTAAACTCAATTAGAGATGTGGCCGGCAACGAAATTAATAATCTACTTACTGAAACATCTGTAACTAATAACGTTAGTGCGGGTCTTGCTGATGCTACTCATTCCCTTGAGTTTGGAATTGCTGGATATACGGAAAATAAATGGTTGCAAAGGACCGGTAATTGGGGAATAACTCACACAGGAGCCTGGACATTCTTAATTACAACAAGGAATTTAAATAACCTTAATTTCAGCTCTAATCAATATGACTTCCTTTACTCCGGGTATTTAAGTTCATCCGTTAGGTTCTGGATAGAGGGCGGTATAGGCGTTCGGACTATCAAATTGACTATTGTTGACACCCAAGTAGCTAGTTGGGTAATGAACTTTCAGGATATAACCCCGGCACAAAGTCATGCCGATTTACATGATCATATGATAACTATAGACCCCGCAAGAGCACAAGGTGATAGAGTACACTGGTTCTTAGACGGTGTTGACAGAACGTCTTTTGTCGGTCAAGAGGCTATCAATCATGATAATGTTGCCATTCACTATGAGGCAACAACAGGTTATAATGAATCCTATATAGGTAAAAACCGTTCTGCCGGTAGAAGTTTGGCCGGTGAAATAGTCAGGCTTGGAATATGGAGTGAAGATAAGGACGTGGCCTTCGCATTAGCAAGATGGGATTCAGGAAATCTTTCACCCGCATCAGCAGAAGCCAGCCTACAATTCTATGGTAGCTTTAACGGACCTTACACAGATACAGCCAATGGGAATGCTTTATCAGTAGAGGATATCAGCGGAAACGGACTTCATCACGCTAAACAAACATATAGCGCCGGCGAGTTTGTTGTTGGGCAAAAATTTAAAGTATTATGAGTTTAGAGTTTTTTATGTCCTTGTCATCGGTAGGCTCGTTGCAACCGGCTTCTTATAATTATCCATCGGAGTTTAATTATACGCCGCCATTTTCTGTTTTCAAGGCAGGCACCTCTATATCTCATAATTTAACAACGGAAAAATTCAGAGCAGATTTTAAAATAACCGGACTTACATATCATGTTGATGTGGTTAATGGAAATGATACCAATGACGGGCTATCTCAAGGAACGGCATTAAAGACCCTGAATGCAGCTTTTTTAAAAGTAGGTGTGAAAGAGGTTATAGTATATGAAGGTGTATATGATAGAATCACACACGGTTTTACCTCACCATCACAAAGAATACAGGGTGATATATCAGTTACAGGAGTAGGCAAAGTAATTATGGGCGGTGCTATACTAGAGCCTAAGACTTGGGTTGTTAACGCCACGCATTCAAACGTATTAGAAACCGATGTTCCTGGAATGTTAATTTCTTTTATGGCATCCAACACAGCAGAGGACGTTGAAGGTGTTCCGGTTCAATATCCAAGCGTGGTTAATCTGGCTACCTGTGCAGCAACTACTAATAGCTTTTACTTCGATGACGCCGGAGATAAACTATACGTGAACCTAACAGGAGCAACCATTAGCAACATACAGGATCTTGTGTCTTTTGTTAACAATGGAAATACTATACCCTCTAACGTTGATGCTCATTTGTATTTTGAGAATATAAATTTCTTTGGGTGGGTAAATGTTGAAAATCAGGACTCTACGACTAATTTGAAAGCATACTTTCTTAATTGCAATTCCTATTTCGCAAAAGACGGCGGAGCATCGTTCGAAGGACGGGGAGTAAGCGAGATTGGATTCTTAAACTGTAGGGGAATGTACTCTTTGTTTGATGGATTTTCATATACTGAGTTTAACGGAATTACAACGAAAGGATTCGAGGTAGATTGCGTTTCTAAATATATTGGAGCTACATCGCCAGGGGCATCTTCAAATCAAAATTCGACATGTCATATCGGAACGCAGCTATTAAGGGTTAAGGGAAGTTATACTCACGCACAAACACAGAACATAACAGATGTCAACATAGGCACATACTCAGTTAATCTTGGATGCATTCTTAATACTAATTGGAACCCTGGTATATCGAGTCTGGACAGTGTAGCCAATCTACGTTGCTTTGATGCAATAATGCATGTTGACAGTGTTGTTATAACCGGTTCGGAATTTGCTCATAAATTAAGTGTGAGAAATACAGTTATAAATTTAATAGACACTCCTAAAATAGACTTCTTAGAAGAAACTGGCGGTGTTATAAATGAAATATAATATGCAAAAATAATTACTTATTGTTCACGAAAAACAAACAAATGAAAAAAGTAATTAGGATATTATGGCTGGCCTTTTTGATAGGCTTTGTGATTATAATTGCAAAGTGTAATGCAGAGGTTTATTATACTTCTCCAATTGGAAAATCTAAAACCTTATCAGAATCTAAAAACAGAGACACCCCAGCCGATTGGAGATGGATAACACAATTCGATGGAGCCGGACAATTACAGTGCGGTGATAGCGTGCTTCTTAGATGGGACCAAGGAATTTACACAGAAGGCACAAGGATCTACGCTACCGGGTGTTCTGATACTTACCAAGGGGCCATTCATTATTTATCCGAGCCAGGAGGCTTTGCGGTATTCCGGATTATAAAGTATCCGGAAAACAATTCAAGGCATTACGATAGAAAAGAAAACCCTAATGGAATAATGGTGGGGGGTGAATTGTATTGGAAGGGAAGTGGACGAAATCCAATAACGGATTGGAATACCAGAGATCCGGATGTATCAAAACTTGGTAGGTATGTCTGGGTCAGAGAAATTGTAATGCTTGGTAATTTTGGAAAGGATTTACCAAAAAGAGATTTAGCCTCAATGAATATGCCTTACGGATCTACAGGGGCTAGAGATCCCGGGACCATCGCAGGAAGTCAAAATTATGATAATATGACCGGTTCCATAAGCCTTAGAGCTTATGGAGGTAGGTTGATTAATTGTGTGTTCCGGAATTTAGGTCACTCCGGAATAGGTGTTAATTCCGGATTAAGAAAAGGGAACGCCACGTTTTACGGAAATGTAGTAACTAATACGGGTCACTCCGGACCAGAGAAAGATAGGTTTCATAGTGTTTACCAGCAATGGCAAGGCAATAATGCAGGGCGATTAATCCATAAGCATAGTATAATTCAGTTTTCCGCAGAAGAACAGCTACAATTATGGGCGCAAGGTGGAGTAGATCCCAATACCGGAGAAAGTAAGATTGATCATATCGACTTAATTGAAAATGTTTTAATTCAAGGGGGCACATTGAGCGGGAAAGGACATTCTAAGAGATATGCAGGAAATTCTAAAATAGCCGGATATTCTTATGACACTGATATTAGATTGATTGGGAATATAAGTTATCATGACTTCTCTATAAGTTGGCAAAGTGGCTATT